TTCACCATCTGTTAGATATATAAGTGCCGTGTATGACCCTTTTTCATTATAATGATCAATAACTGGTTGGAATGATGTCCCACCACGACCGTGTATTTCCCAATCTTTTTTTGGATTAAATTCTTCTACGCTTCCTAAACGGGTATCACATTGTGCTACTGTAATTTTATGACCTGTTTTACTCATATGAGCTAATTCACTAAAAAACTCTTTTAGTTCATCATTATTTACAGATCCGCTTGTGTCAACACCAACTAATATGTGATTCTTGAATTTAATTTTAAGACCTGGATTTGCAGCATAACGTTTATTATATTTACGTCTCAGCTTTTTAGTAAATACTATACTAGAATTACCAACAAATCTTTTTAAATAACTTTTCCAATCAAATTTAGCAGGTTCTATATGGAATAATCTTTCAATTAATTCTTTAAATTCACCTGGTATATTTCCTTGTTTTTTAATTGTTTGTTCAGCCGCTTCTTTAAGTTGATGATCTACTTGCTTGTTTAATAATTTTTTATCAGGTTCAGATAAATCATCAAATTCACTCCATGTTTTATGATCATACGGACTATCACCATCCATTTGATCCATCATTTCATTTAATGAAGAACATGTTTTATCATCTTGAGCTTTTTCTAAAAGTCTATAATATTCTTTTGTACCTGCTTTTCTAGGTAGATTTAATTCAGGAAAACTAGATAATAATAAACCACCTTCTGGTAACTTGTTGCTGTCTATATACTGATTAATTTCTAAATCAGCAGCTATATTAAATAATTTGTGATTTGAATATATATCTCTCATTAATAAATGTCCAAAAGCAATATGTAACAACTCATGTTTTATTAAACCAAATCTATGGTCTTCACTTAGTTTATTATAAAACTCTGGATTTATAGTCAATTGCATACCAATACCATTTTTACTTACTCCTGCTGTAGGAATTTGATCAGTAAATTTTTTATTGATACCAATTAAAAAAAGCCCGTAAAAGGGCTCTGTTAAAATTAATTTTTTAGTTGTTTTAGCAACTAAGTCTTGTATGTTATTCATGTTATTATGTATTCATTATTATGTATAATATATCTATATATAATTTATTATTGCTGTTATCTTTAATATAATCAAAAATGTTTTCACCCAATAATATTTTATCATTTGGTTCTATATTAACAGTACCGCATTTTAAAAAAGAAGATCTTTTTTCTAAAAGTAAAGATTTAACAAATAATAAATCTAATATACGTTTATCATTAAATTTTAAATTATCTAAATTAGAAACTGCAATTTCAAAATCTTCTGAAGAACCATTTAATAAATTTTGAATTGAAAAAAATTCATCAATTGTTATATCTTGAGCAAGTGCTGTTATCATTTTTTATCTTTTAATATTTCAATATAAACTCCTGGATTTTCTTTATCATAAGTATATTGTTCAAATGCTGGAATTATAAATTCTGCATTGTCATCTTCAATCCAACCATATTTAACCATATCATCCTGTACAGTTTGTGCAGGGTTTAAATAATCAAATTTATGGCGGCTGCCTCTGACAAATTCAAATCTAATCTTTACTGGAAGCTTATGCTTCTCTAGTTCTTTTTTAAATTCCTCAGTATATTTAGCATAAATATCTTTTGTTGCTTTTCTGTAAGTCATTACAGCTTTGCTTGCTATAAAGTATTTACCTGTCCAACGTCTTCCATTCTTACTAGAAGGTACATTACCAGGTATCCACCATTTTTTATTTAAGTTTTTGCTCATTTTATTTATTTAATGTTTCTTTTAATAAAGGTTTTAGCATTGCATGAACCTTATCAAAACCATGTAACTTCATAGCGTCTGATATGTCTTTGCATATAATTGGTACAAAACCGTTGATTTTATATGCATTAGCATATGTTTCCACAGCTTTGAGGCCAGCCTCATCATTATCAAAAAGAGTTATTACTTTCTTGTATTTTTTTTTAAAATACTCTATAACATGAGGTTTAATCATAGTGTTTTCACTGTCTGGTGCTAATACTTCTAAATTATAACCCATACTTTTTAAACACATTGCATCTTTAAGAGAGGAGCATATAACTAAATAAGGTTGATTAAATTTTAATTGATCATATCCTTGCAAATAAGAATTTACTTTATGAAATTTATGCGTTTTACTTTTTGGTTGATATATTTTATATACTTCACCTTCTTTATTAAAATAACCATAAAGACCACTTCCTTTTATACAAAGAGATTCAATTTTATTAGAATCTGATTTAACTAAATTATAATATTCTATTGGTTTTACATTATATTCTGTTAATATAGACATGCCAATTCTAAATGATAACCAATATTTACTATCAACTTCATTCCACGGCCTTGTTTTAATAAAATCAACCTTCCATTTTGCTTCTGGTTTAAAATCAATTTTTTTAAAACCGTTAGTTTTCACATGTAAATTATAATCTTTAATTATTTTTCTAGATGCTTCAGGATATTCCATGTTAAACAACATTTTTACTAAATCAACTTTATTGCCATTTTTTCCAGTAGAAAAATCTTTAAACTTATATTGTTTAATTTTTTTATCTACATAAATACAAAAACTTGGTGTTTTTTCAAGAGGATTAAATATAGATGTTAGTTTTATATCCTGACCAGTTAATGGTTCAGATAAATTTAAATAATATCTAAATACCCAATAGCTTGGTACATCTGATTCTTCTAATACTAAATTTTTGGTATTAAACATATAGAATAAAATTAAATAAAAAAAGGGACAAAATAAATCATCCCTTTTTTTATTATTTATTTGATTTATAGATCAAAATCATCACCTGTTATTGTAGCCGGTTCAAACGCATTTGTTGTGGGTACATCTTTTTTAACTATAGGTCTATAATGATTTTTGTTACTTGTATCATAAGTAAGTAATTTTGAATTTTCTACACCTAATGCTTCAATTGGAATACCATCTTTGCTCATTTTTGGTAAATAAAGATCATTATTCACATAACCTTCTTTGTTTTCCCATTCACGAGTACCAAAACACATATTTAAATATACAGGTCCTGAAAAAATACTATTACATTTTAACATAAAATCTTCAATAGTATTTGCTTGAATTGCATCTAATTCAGTTCTTTTACCTAATTGCTCTGATAAAGAAATCATACTCTTCATTACTTCATTATCCCTACTTATTTCACTACCATTTGCTAATGTAGTATCTTTATAAGGATAAGGAGAAAATCTCACTCTACCTACTTGACCTTCATAACGATCACCATCTGGATTATTTACATCTTTTAAAAATCCTTGAAACTCACCTGTCATAGGCTCACTTTCTACATGAAGCATTATATTATATGCTTCTGCATCATATGGTGTTTTATCAAATGTAATAGAATTAATTTTAACAAGGTTATTACCTGGTCCTATTACTGGTTTTTCTTTGCCGCTTCCCGCTGACATTCCGCTAGTATTTAACATATTTTTGATTTTTAATTAATTATTTACTCTTCATATTTTTGAATACAGTCTTTTACATACTGCAGATTGTTTGGAATGAAGAAATCTTCAAACATACCTTGAGGTGATTTACATGTGTTCTCTCCATTGTTTTGAGTTTCAAAACCATATTCAAGTTCACCATCATCATTTTTATTTACTTTACCAAATAAGACTATTGAAAATAGACCTTCCAAAGTTAAAGTATTATCTATCATTTTACCAATAGTTTTAGCTTTGATTTTTCTATTTCCACCAATATCAGTTGAATCTTCTGAGTGAGTTAAAAAAATAACTGTTAAATCATCTCTTAAATCTTTAGGTAACTTTGCTACTGTAGCTAAGTTGGCTGCAATTTGAGTAAACTTATCATAACCTTTCTCATTAGCTCTGTCAAAATATTCAAAAGAACTCATATACTGCCAATCATCAACAACAAGTGTTTTAATGTGTGACATTTTTTGATCAACATGGTTGATTGCTTTTATAATTCCAGCAGGAGATGAAGCAGAAGCTAAATTTCCTTTTGGATTTTCTTTATTAATTGCTTTATAATTTTTTTTCCAACCTTTAAATGGTAAAGGTTTATTTGCAATGTTTATGATGAATGTTTCATCAGGATTTAAATGTCTGATAGATGTTGATTTACCTGTACCGGAATCAGCTATCACAAGAATAGATTGTGCCATATTTATTTTGTTAAATTATTGATTACTTTTGTTAATGTTATTAATGTTTGATTTATTTCTTCTAATTTACTTACTATTTGAGATGAATTTGTAGCATCTGGATTTGGCAAATTAAATAATTCATTTTGATTTTTTGAACCTAATAAATCATCTAATTGCTCATTCATTCTATCTATAACAATTGGTTTATTATTAGTCATATTTCTTATTACAATTAATTCACTTACTGGAATCATATGTCTTTGAAATCCTGAATTAGAAGTAATTATTTCATATTCTGTTTTCCAATGAGGATTGTGATTTATCAAGTAAAGTGTTCTTTTAGGATCTTCACTTATATAATCTATACTTACAAATTCAGTGTATATATCTTTTTCTTTTTCTAATTCACTAGGAAAAAACGTTATATACAATTCATCTTTACCTGATGGTCTATACGCCATTTTAGGAATGTATAATGCATTTTTGTTACCTTCTAATTGAAAATAACTATTATGAATTTCTTTTAATTTAGAAATTCTACTTTTACGTTCTACAGTTGTTATTGCCATTATTAATTAATTATTAATTATCTTCTTTCTTGTTGTTGTGGAGTAGGCATTTCTTCAATTTTCATTTGTTCAAATTTAGCCTTGAAAAAACTCATTCTAGCATCACCGTTTCTTGCTTTAAGAAAGTGTAACACCAATGTTTTATCATTTTCAATTATATATCTATCAGGTCCATAAAATCTGATTTTTTGTTTTGCTGGTCTATTAATACCTATAAGCATATCAGCATGTTGCAACATTGCATCTGAACCAAATATATCTGATTCTAATATGTAATTACCATACTTGCCATCTATTGCTCTTTCAGGATTATCTATGTTTCTGTTTAGCTGTGATAAAGCAATAAACAAAATAGGATAATCCCTTTTACATTGAGTAAAGAATTCACCTAGCTCAAACATCATATCCAATGTGTTATTTTGATATGGAGCTCTTTTTACAAGCATTGTATGATCTAAAGTTATTATTGTCTTTTTACCTTTATGCAAGTTCATATACATATCAATTTGCTCACGCATTTGATTTACAGTTAATGGTGTACTAATA